ATCCAGAATTAGATTCATCATTTGTAGTAAATATGATTTCGTAACCATCGACTTGTTTTATTAAAGATAAATGTTTAATTAAATCTCCATCTTTAAGTTCTTTTTCGTATTCCCAATTGTAAATAGCAAAGAAATCTTGTACTTTACCTTCTATATTTGCTCTTATTTCTTGTTCAAATTTCTTATTAATTCTAGATAATTTCACTTCTATTGAAGTGTCCACTTCTAAAACCGTACCATTTTTTAGACAAATATAGTCTGTAATCATTTTCTTTTGTTCTAACATATCTAAAAGTTCAGATTTTAATATATTTTCTGCTTCAATCAATCCAGAATATCCATCTTTTGCTAAAATATAAATATCAATAACATTGCCTGCACAACCATGATTTCTTAATACTGCTGTACTTTTTCCAATTTGTCCATTATAAGGAGTAATAAATTGATCTGTTAAAGTTTTATAATCCAATCCAGTTACTGCTCTATCTTGTGTTCGAAGATAAAATGGAAGTTTTCTGCGAATATCTTCAACGGTATCTCCTTCATATCCATTTTTTCCACGAGTATAATTTTTTAAAGTAACAGGAATACCCCCCGATATTCCAAATATCCTTGCTTGAAATTGTGTCTGAACATAGCCAGTAATTATATTTCCTGATACTCCTCCTCCTTGCCTTGCTTCTATTTGAATTTGAGAACCTTTTGAAGGACTTAATCCAGCTTTATTATTCCCAAACATAATGTAAATACGATAATTGGAATCAAATTCTACTCTATATTCTTTCCTTGGTTGAGAATCACTAAAGTAATCCACTCTTTCCCATAAATTTCCATCAACCCTTACATTTATAGAATCATAAATTACTGAATTTTTTGTTGTTGAATAATTTTGTAAAGTTTGTCCTGTTCCTGTGTAATTATCCGTAAATGTTTTACCTTCAATACCAACAATTGAAGAATTAAAAAATGATCCTGCTGGGATAATTATGTCTTGTCCAAATAAAGGTTGATTTTTGCCGTCAGCAGCAAATAATTCAATGGAAATTTTCCCATCTTCTGTAGCTGTATCAATTGCGATAGGGGTACTCAATATCACATTTTCATTTAAAACATTATTAATAGTAGCGGTCCACAGTGAAGTTGAAGGAGTTGGAGGCGTTGGTTTAAATCCTACTAATTGAGAAAGTCTAAATGCATTATCTGGTTCAGTTACTGTGTCAATAAATAATTCATTGACCATTTGATCCATTTTGAAAGAAAGCATGTCGCCTGTAAAAGCAAAAGTTTCCATTAACATTATCGCTATTGATCCTTCTACAAAATCATTAAATGTATTTGGAAGTACGGTTCCTTGATCTCCAAATCTTTCTCTAATAAATTCAACTAATCGTGTTTTTAATGACCAAAAATCTTGATTTGTATAATTTAAACTTGATATTTTTTCTATTTTAGGTTGCTTAGATTGAGAAAAAGGTGTTATTTCAAAAGGACAGTTATCAGACATTTATCCCCCCAGTGGAATTTCTAACTTAAGTTGTTGAACAGTTATAATATCATTAAAATCAGTAAATTTAATTCTAATCATAAGTATATGTTCTATATTTTCTTTGTTATCTAGAGAGTTGAGAGATGGTCTTATACTATTTGAAGAATTTGTCACTTCAATATCTGTAACCGCTATCCTTGGTTCCCAAGTTTTTATAGCATTTGAAATTACATCTTTAACTTTACTAACAATAATAGAGTCGTTTTGCTCAAAAAAGAATTGTTTTAAAGGCGTGCCAAATTCAGGCAACATAACTCTTGAGCCTGGTTCTGTAAGCAATAGAACCAAAAGGTCAGACTTTATTTGATTTATTCCTTTTTGAGAATAAAGTAATCCCAAAGGGTGTTTTACTATTGGATATGGCGCACCTATAAAACTCATTTAAACCTCTTTTTTAGCAATTTTTTCCTTCACAATTTGTAAATGGCAACAAGTTGAAAATAGAAACACAAGAAGATTCTAAAGACGCTGAAGCAAAAACTCTATCGCTAGCGACAAGTCTAGCACCATTTTTTCCTGATTGTAGAACAGCCACAGGAAAAACACATGGTCCACACTCTGTCCCTCCTTCCCCAGGAGGACAATCCTTTCCTGCCATTAGCAATATTATTCTGTCTGCTAAAAACGCTGCAATTTCAGACTTGTTAAAATAAAATCCACATGAATAATGAACTGAATCTTTGGATACTGCGGTAAACCAATTTTTTGGACCTAAACATCCACCTTCGCAAAAGTCCCCCCCTCCAGGAGGCGTTTCACCTCCTGTTCCGACAACTGTTACATGGTCTCCTGTTGTATAACATACATAATCTCCTGCGGCTCGAACCCATATATATCCACAATAAACACTTTCTTGCATTCTAATAAAATGTGGGCCACAACAAGAATCTTTTTGTGGAGCCGTTAATTGAATATATTGTTTTTGAGTATCTGTTTGATGTTCATCGTCAGCCATCATTATTTCTAATCCATATCCGGTTTTTATTCTCACAAATGCTTTTGTTGCTTTTGGTTTTGGTTCGCCTCCTTCACTTCTTGGAGGACTACATTGCTCATTATCTTCATCTATCATTTGAATAATATGTCTAGATGTACTTTCCAGTTCAATCCCTCTTTTTGGACCAGCAATACAAGAGCCTATTTTGGTATCGTCATTTAATTCAATTCTATTTCCAGCAGCAGATAGAAATCTTATAAAATTCTCTGCAGTTCTTCCATTTGGAACTCCATCTGGCTCTATATCACTCATCATAATTTGATGACCATGAGCACTCTTCCAAGTTGTTTTTCCTTTAAATGTTTCTTCACAACCATAATCAAATTTCTCTAATCCTTTTTCCCAATTGTTCTTGCCTCTAGGACTGCTAACAGAATCATCCATAATAAAAGTGTGACCACTTAAAGATGTCATCTGAATGCCAGACTGAGGTAAAGTATTGTTGTCAACTTTGTTATTTTGTGGATTTCCTGGTCCATAATAAGGACGACATTCACTTTTATGTTTAAAATATGGATTGGCACAAGCTCCAGAAGATTTTTTCTTTTCAGGCTTCATGCCTGTTCCATCTTTTCCAAGCATCATAATTCTTGGTGTTGATGGGCTGTTATCTCCAAAAACTTCGGCTGGACAAGAATCTGCTTTTTCTATTGGTTCATCTCCATCATTACATTTTGTTAAGTCTCCACTTCCACAAGGACAATCTGGATGAGCCCATTGTGCGGCAGGGTGTATTTTATCATCTTTGAAAATTAGATGATTTCCTTGTGCTGATTTAATTTCTAATCTTTGCCATCTAAAATTACATTTATAATTTCCATCCACCATTTTAAACATGTGTTTTTGAGGAGTTTTCCAACCATAAATATTTGGATATGTAATTTTATTTTTGGCTTCTGGATCATTATCAAAATCTGCTATTGAATCAATATCTAAACCATTATAGTTTTCTGTGTTCCATGGTGGGAAAGATTGCGTTTCGTCTGGTCCAACTAAATATCCTCCTCTATGACCTTTATGAATTTTGTCAAATTCTGCCATTGGAAAGCCCCAACCATTTTTTCTGTCTCTATTCCATGTTGTACCTAAATAATAAGGCATTTGACGGTTGCCAGCTTCAAAAATAAGACAGACCGTTGAGCCAGCAGGAGGAACCCAAGTGCAACCACTATCATCAAATCCTCCTTGATTAGATATTGGCCAAGCCCAAGCTAAAGACTTTACTTTTGATTCTGGGGAATGAAATAGTGGACTAAAAAATCTTATTCTGCCTTGTTTGAAAATATCAATTGTGTCAACACATATAGCTGTATGCATGCCAAATATAGTTTCTGGTTGTCCAATCGACTTCCAAGCATAATCAACAGTGGTAGTTACTAGTCTAGGAATGTCATATCCAAGTCCAGAAAATCTCTCTTCCACTTGAGAGATCCTATCATTAATTATACGAATTGTATCATTCCAATTTGAATTATTCATAAATATCAACATCCATTTTTAAGTTGTGGACCACCAGATCCAGATCCACCAAGAGGCTCATCAGGTGATAATGTCACATTAGGAGCAGCAAGATAAACCTTTAATGTTGTAGTGTAAGATCCAGCACTAATAGAGTGATTAACTCCACTAATCATATAATTTTTATTACTAAATATATTGTTACATCCTGGTTTTGCCAACCATTCTCCACAAGAATTTTTACCTTCTTTAATGTGAAATGGATTTATAACAACAATTGAAACTGTTCTTCCTGGTATAATCTGACAATATATTGGGCTAGGATCACCTAAAAATGTAAGATCTGCTGTAACTTCCTTTCCAGTTATACTTGTTGCTTTTGATGCTTTGTGATGGGCAATTTCGGATCTTAAAGATTCTTCATATGCAACATCTGTTCCATATGAATCATGTGCTTGTTGAGATATAGTTGATGTTAATTGCGTACCTACATCATCTCCTTGTTTTCCGTCTGATGGTTTGCATTTTTTATCTTCTGCAAAATTACTATCTGTCTTTGTAGCTCCACTTGTACCGCCACCAGCAGAAGAAGTTTGAAGAGCATTTATTATATTGACAGTTGGATTGAAAGATATTACAGGACTACATTTTCCTCCATTCACAATATATGTTCCAACTGTATTATTACATTTTGCTGGCTCCCCAGGACCAATACTTGGATCTTTAAGAATAATTAATTCATCATGTGATGTTGGAGCCCACAATATAATTATTCCTTTATCGCATTGTCCATCTTGTATTCTAAATGGCGTTAACCATTTGCTAATTACACTCATTCTATTTTGATTGTCACTTTGCCAAGATGCCTTTGGAGGATCTTTCAATCTAGCCCATTTAAATTTGATATCTTTTAGTTCTCCATCTGGTTGAATTTCCGCATATCTTACTTTTATTGGAGGATCTTCTGCACAAAGTGCAGCGATAGCTTTTTCTATATCAATAGGTTTGTCATCTTCTCCTTGAATTTTGTCTTTTCTCATATTTTCATCAATAGCATTTACTCCTGCTGTTGTTATTTTATATCTTATTTTTCCCTCACTATAAATTACCTCTAATTGTTCTGCTATAGATGTAAATTTTAAGGAAGATATGGGTTTTGAAAAACCCTCGCAAGTAGTTATTACCCATCCAAATTGAAAATTAATAGTACTACCCGGACCTTGAAATTTTACACATTTCCTTAATGAATCCATAACAGCGCCTAAAGATCCACCAGCTTCATCTATTATTTCAATGGATGCGGAAGGCGAATCTATCCATCCAACTTCAAAAGATTTCACACATGCTGTATTTGGATCTCCTGTATAAGATTCATTGCCTACTGTAATTTTATCTGCTCCTTCTCCAAGTGTAACCGAAACCCAAGGAGCAAAACTATCTGCTTGTTCTCCAGCTACACCACCAGAGTTCAATTTTCCACAAAGATAGTTAGAAACACACCCAGCTAAACAATTATATTCACTCATAAACATTCTCCGGTAAAATTATAGTTTTGCCAGATTTAAAATCCATAATATCTTTAATATCATTCACTTCCATTATTTTCCACCAAAAGTCAGGAAGTCCATATTTGTCCTGAGATAGCAAATCAGGTCTGTATTCTGTTTTTGGAGTTATAACAGTAACTTGATCTTTTGGTGTTGGATTAAATTTTTTTCTTTTATATGTTTCAAATGTTATGATTTTTTCATCTGAATAGTATATTATTCTACTATTTGCATATCTACTCACACTCGTTACAAAATTACTTTGTTTTATATCTGTAAATTCAATTTTGTTTGCCATATTATCTCCCTGATGCAAATATTCTATCTTGTCCTGGTAAATCATTACTCTTATAAACAACATCCCATGTAGTGTCTATGTCAAATTTATAAGGAGTAAAAAATTCTTCATCCCAAGAAACTTCTGTTGGGAATTTAACAGAATAATTTTTTAAAATTACACAAAGATCTTCCTCGTCAGCTAATAACTTCCCACATTTAATTCGACAAATTGGAGGAGGAACAAAGGGTGCTCCATTAGAAGATTCACGAGGATATACTGCACTCTGAATTGCTCTCAATGCAATTAAATTATATTCAACATCAGATTGTTTTGAAACAATCATATGAATTGTAACTGAAATTGAACGATTATCGGATTGTGCGTATGTCTTAATTGGTGAGGCTCTACCTATTGCCGCTTCATCATTGTATGAAGCTGTTTTTGAATCACTAATATCCGGAAGAACATAGAATTCTAATGTGAAATCTCTACTTTTAAATGGAACTACTATATAACAATCTTTTATTGGAACTAATGCTCCACCTATATTCGTTGCTGCTGGCATTATGTATCTCCACTATTTGTATAGTTTCTATTTGGACTTCCTCCCATCTTTCCATATTTCATTTGTCCAAATTTTGCGGCATGCTTTGGTCTTTTTGAATCTTTTGTACTTATTAAACCAACTCCGGCAGAACCTAATATGTTCCCATCAGGAGTCATCAAACTAACCAATTTGTAAATTCCATTTTTAATTTCTTGCAATTCAGCTATTTGTTGATAAGAACATTCTTCCATTCTACAAAGTTCTTCACTTTGTAATTTCCCGCCATTTGAACCTGCTCTTTCTCTTCTTATTGATTCTCCAACATCCCGCAAATGTACAGGCTCTACTCCTCCTATTTGATTTTCTTCTCCAACGCGAACAGTGGGAATTGCGTGTTCTCCAACAAAAGAACCTTGTTTGTTATTTTCATTTTGCATTGCGTTAAATGTTTTTTCTTC